TTACTCACTTTATCAATTTCAATTAAGTTAGGAATACCTAACAAAGTTTTAAGAAGTACATCTTGTCTTACAGTTTGGTTATCAAGGGATCTTACGCGGTCAATTAATGCGACTATAATCCCATATTGAGAATCTAGTTTAGTACTAAGTCTTTCTTCCATAGCATTTAAACTAGCGTCTACCTTCTCATCAACAACATCTATCTTTTGCTCCATGCCATCAATGATTTTATTTATAAGCTTCCAAATGAAGAAACCCAATCCTAGCGCACTAGCAATCGGGAATCCTACCTGATTTATGAAGTCAATAGCTTCTTGCATTTATTTTACCACTTAACTTTGTCAGCCCAATAAGCTGCAGACATTTTACCTTTTTTAATATTTTTACGATGTCTAGCTTTAAAAGATTTACGTTTCATCTTCATACGTCTAGACTCGCCTGCTTTAGGTTTACCTGCAGTCTTAGCTCCTTTCTGTCCAAAACGAATAGTCTTTATTTTATCGCCTTCTTTAGCAACTACAATGTGAGACTTTTTAGGATGGCTCGGAGTACGTTTAGGTTTATTGAAACCAGAAACACCTGCTCTTGCAAGCCTTGAGTCTTTCTTCTTAGCCATTATTTCTTTTTCCTTTTCTTTGTTTTCTTTTTATGAAGCCCATGTCGAGCATGTTGTTTACCTTTAGCAGTAGCAGCACGTTTCTTTTTATTTGCTGCTGCAAGTTTTTTTCTACCTGCAGGAGTAGACTTTAGCCTTTTAATTTTAGCAGATGGAGCATACACTTCACCAGTTTCAGAAGACTTCTTACCACTTGGAGTTCTCCATTTTTGCTTTGTCCACTTCTTTAAAGATTTCTGAGACTTCTTAAGTGCCATTACTTACCTACCTCTTTCATAGCTTTTTTATGAGATGCTGTAAAAGTCGCACCTTCACGCATAAGTCTACGCATCATAGTCATGTGTTTAGAAGTATGGTGTACTGAGTGTTTTTTAAGGGTATCTTTCTGACGCTTAGTTAGCTCTTTTTTTTTAACAGCTTTACCTTTCTTATACATCATACGACTTTTCTTCTTAGCCATACCGCCACCCATCATCTTTTTCTTTTTAGGTCTACCGACTTTTGAACCGTAAGTTCCTTTTCCCATTGGCATTATTTATATCCTCCGCCTTTTGCTTTGTATTGTTTAGCCAACATCTGTGCTTTTCTTGCACTCCATTGACCTGCTCTTCCACCTTTACTACCTGCTTTAATTCTATTAAATAGATTCTTCCGCATAGTAGGTTTAGTATAATTACCTGCTTTATTTACTGTTGATTTCTTTTTCTTTTTGACTGCCATAATAATCCATTTGATCTTTAAGTTTTATTTGTTGTTTTCTAAAGTTAAATTTTTGCTTGTTTCTAATCTGTTGCTTTCTAGCTTGGTTTCTAAATCCACCTTTTCTCATAACATTAAATCCTCTAATGCTTCTAATTTATCTTTAGCTTGTGCAAGTTTATCTAGTTGTTCATCCATAACTTCTACAATGTCTGCGTGTTCTCCAACACCTACACTATTTTTAAAGTATACAGATAGGTTTGCTTCTGCTTTAGCTATTTCACCTTTGTAAACAGCTTTTAAAGCTTTGTATTGAGGTGTATGGTTTATATTAGTCATCATCTTTTCCTTTTGTGTTACTTGCTCCGAAATAAAAGCTGATTACAGCACTTGCTAGACCACCAAGATAACCAAGTACTAAGTTAATTAATGCTTCTGAGTTCTGCTCTGGAGGTTGAAGTGTTACTAAGAATATGTAACCCATGAAGCCACCAACAACAGCTATACCCATGATACGAGAAGTCCAGTCCTTAGAGAACTTTCCTCTTGCATCTTGTATGTCTGCAGTTTCTAGTGCGTATAGATCAACATCTAATTCCTTCATCCTAACTTCAAAGTCTTTGTCAATCTTTTTAAGTTCTGCAAGTTGTTCAGGTGTCGCAGCCTGTACTGCTGCTTCTATTTTCTTAGGTGTTGGTTCACATCCAAGAGCATCAGCTACCATATTTGCAGCCATCGAACCCATTGGTCCACCTAGAGCTGTGCCTATAGTAGGAGCTACAGCACCTATAATATTTTTCACATTTTTAAGTAAGTTTAGTTTCATTTTCTTTCTCTTTTAGTTCCTCGTTGTTAAAGCGTATGCTTTCATTTCCTAGAATATCTTCTACTGATTGCATCGCAAGTTCTAGTGGCATTTCTGGCACACCTTTTAAGTGCGCATTTAACAGTTCTTCATATACTTTTCTAAACTCTTCTCGTTTAATCCAAGCAAGATCTGTTTTAGAACGCAGTTTACAGTCTATTCGATAAGCTCTGTCGAGATCATCTTCAAGATACATTATCAAAATATCACCCATTGATTATCATTTGTTCTAATCTATCTGCCCTGTTGCCTACTTGTTTTGCCCAACGACTATCAAGCATTTCCTTACCTGCTGTCTCATAGTCACCTTCTTCCATCGCACCTAAAAACTTTTTAAAGTTTAAAAGTTTTGTCAAACCTAAATTAAATATCATATTAATAATAGCTCGTTGTCTAACGTCTGTTAGATCTGCAAACCATTTGAATACTCTAGTTGCTTCTTCTTCACAAATTGTTATATCGTTGGCAAGAAGATAGTCAGACTCATCCATAGTAATACCACGCTCTTCTATATTTCTACCCACACCCAGAGTTAAAAATCCTGCAGAGCATTTGTAAGGTCGTAGCTCTACACCTTCGTCACGTTTAAGTTCTTCAATTAGTTTTGCTTTATCCATTTGCGTTCCTTTGTTTTAGTCTGTTTACTAAACCACCTTCACGATAACCATAAGTAGGAAGTCCGTCTTTTAATATTTTTTCTCTCATTTCAGGTGTAATTGTAAGTATGTTTACTTTTAATAATTCTGACGCTTTTTCAAGATCTCTAGGAGAACTACCATATAACTCAAGAAAATCATCTTCGTTTAATAACCTACCTTTTTCAAACTTACCACCATATTTTTTAGCTAATTTTTTCATGGCTTTTGGTACTTGTATGTCATACACTTTTTTATACATTTCTGTAAATTCAGGAGACCATCTATTTACTAACACTTCTGAAGGAGATGCAGAAATAGAATCTTTACCTTCGTTAACAGCTTTGAGCAACCATTGTTTAACTCCTAAAAGTTCCCAATCTTTTTTAAATGGGTAATTAGGTACTCCTTCGTTTGCTTCTTCTAATAATTTTCTTATTTTAGATAGATTCTTTTTACCTAGTGCTTTAATAAAAACACCTTGTTCAGGATCTTCAATAAATCCCATCTCTTCCTCATCAAACCTTATAATATCTTCTAGTTCAAAATTTTGTCTCCGCATATCGTTAATGTTAATACTGTATGTGTCAATACGTTCATTTGGATATTTAGAAGGTGAAACTAAATCTAATTCTTCAAGATTGTTTTTTGATTTAATTTTATTTAATATTTCTTGTACTTCTTTTTCTATTTTTAGTATTTCTTTTTTTGGTTTCATCCAACCGTACTTTAGTCCTGCTTTTATGAGATCAGATTGCATTTCATCTATATGTGAATTTTTTCCAGTTCTGCCTTCTAGTTTTCTATCTCTTCCAAGAATGTGCATAAGTGAATTTTGATTATCTGAAACTATATGTGGTTGGTCATGAAAAGGAATACCTTTTGCTTGTGCTATATATCGAGACCATTTTTCATTTGGACCTGCTCCTTCCCAATTTATTGAAAACTCTTCATAGTTTTCCCCTCCGGGAAGTTGTCTATCAATATAACTTTTAAATTCTTCAGTTGTACCATAGGTTTCTATTGGTCTACTTCCTAATTGTTCATATTCTTCTCTAGAAACAATCCGAAGTTTAGCGTCAGAAGGATCAAGATAAGTATTTATTAATGATTGAAACTGTACTTTTGCTTCGTTTAAGTCATTAACTATACTATCTCCCCCCTGAAAACGACCTTCGTTAAAAATACCGTATCCGTCTTTTTCGTTACCAAAAATAAAATTATTAGGGGTGACAAAGGTCCTACTATTAGGATCGTTTATAAGATTAAATTTTTTATTGTTTCCACTTTTAAAAAATTTCATGTTGGGATTTTCTAGAGAAAATTCTCCTGATATATTAAGAGGAG